GTGATTCAAGGTTAAATACTTGTGCTTCTTTAGGAAGACCAGCCCACACCTTCTTAGGTCCACGTTCTAGTTGTGAAGCCTTAGCACCAGTGATGATTGTTACTGGGGCAGCGTGGTAGTTAATGATGTCTGAAATTTCAGTCATCTTCTCATTAAGTTCACGGTTCAACTGGATAATGTCCCAGATGTCTGACTGACCCCACGGTGATGAAGTTATTGTAATGTTCGGAATATGGACAACAGGAACTTGTCCCAATGGGTTTGCATATTCATCAATTAGTTCATCATTAATAAATTGTTGTACTGTGCTATCGGTAAGGATCTCAGTAAAGGTGTACACCTGACGAGTACCTTCTGGCGATGTTCCCCAGAAGCGATACTTAAGTTTAAAACGCAACAACCTCTCACGGTCGTGAGGGTGGTATTCGGGGAAACAATGCGCTGGGTTTAAAGGAAGGATGCGAACACGGCCTTCATGCATCATTCCAATAGCATCTTGGTACGGTTCGTCATAAGCAACTTTTACAAACACGTCACCAGTTACTGAGGCAAGTTGCCCCATTTCCCAAAGCAAATAATGCTTGTTGTTATGGTTATCCCAAACTTCATGAAGCAAACGTGGAATGATGGCTTCGTTTTGCTCAGGTACTTTGAACTGAATTCCTTTACCAAAACAAAAGTTGGTAATAAAGTCCGACATGGTTTTTACGTAATTCAACGTAATGTTGTTGTCACCCACTTCACGGCGGTGTGACCAATGGTGTCCTAGATACCAAGCCCAGGCAGCAGAATACCTGTTGAGTCTTGGTCCATGAACTTCAAACTCTTCGTCTGCAAGTTCAACCAATCCAAGTGGACTAATCGCTACGGTTAAGTCACTAGATGCCGCCCTATAAGACGGGGACCAAAAATCAACAGGCATTTGTTACACCTTTTCTGAAAAGAAGAATAATAAGATATTACTTCTTTTTTGCTGATGCGGCTTTTTTGGCTGGGGCCTTCTTAGCAACAGGTGCTGCTTCAAGTGCCTTAGTTGCCACACTTAGAAGAAGTGCAGTGTTCTTAGGGCCAATTTTGGTTGCAATAACCGAGACAATTGCTGCTGCCACAGGCAGTGCTACCGCAATCATTTCTGGGGTCAAGTCCAACTTTGCTCCTGCGTAAGTAAGTGCGCCCAAAATAACGCCCTTAATTGCTGCATCTGCTGTTTCTACTTTTGCTTGATTCATGTTAACTCCTTAATAGGGGATACCCGATTATACAGGCTTACGGGTTTTGCTTTGTTCGTACTCCTGAATGTACGTGTGATACGGAGGACCCGTATGGGGGTCAAACTTAGCACTAACGGCAAGAGCCTTCAGCGCATGGTTTTTAGCCTGTTGCACAGTTTGTTTTTTATTGTGGGTAAGTATATGCATAGCCCCTAATGCGTACTCTCCACCAGAACCAATTACATACAGCCCACTGGCTTCAGAAGCCCAAGCGTAATCACCGTCAACAATGTAGATTGTGCCGTTAACGGCTACAAGGATTAGAGATCCTTGCTCTGCGATGTGTTGTTTGTTTTCGTTGAGGTCGGGGATTGAGTACCCTTGTGCGTCAAAGCATTCACGGAGTGCTGGTATAAACTTCGCCGTAAAGAACTGGTCAAGTTTCTTCCCTTTAAGGTTTGGCGGTGGTGTTGGCGGTTGGAACACATGATGGAGAATGTTGATGGCCCGTACATCTCCAGCAGCACCGAGTAAATATTTTCCATTAGTTGATACCTTGCTTGATCCTTCACGAAGAGTTCCTATTTGCGTGGCAATGCCCCCATCAATAGATGAGATGCGAGAGTCTACGCATACGACTGCGAACCCATCACCTTGGACAGCGACAATAGTAGTCATGGTTACTCAGCGATGAATTCCTTCCCATGATACAACGCCCAACCGTTGTAAATGGGAATAACGTCATATGTAAACCTGTGATTTCCGTCATCTTCGTAAGTAACAACCCCGATCCCTTGTTGCCAATTTTCGTAACGAGTTAATGGGCGACCATCAAGATCCACACCACCACGAGTTGAAGGAATGGCTCCGTCAATACGAGCAAGGCAACCAGGAGAAGCAGCCATAATAGTGCGTGGACCATCGAAATCTTCACGTGTTTTAAAAGCCGTTTCAATGCGATGAATATGCCCATAGATAACGCTCGTCTTTTCTTGGTTGAGATATACGTGTGCTGTTGATCCTGATGACTTAACACGATCACCGTGGATGATTCGAAGTTTTTCATTGACCCAATAATCCGATGCTGGATAACCAGGTCGGTACTCAATACCAAATTCATCCATGCGACAAAGGTACGGAACTGAAAGAACAGGCCATGAGTCTGGGGTATTCCCCTTACGAAGACCATAAGCAGCACCTGCATTTTGTACAAGGTATTTAGGCATACGTTCTTCGTGGTTTCCTGCAAGCCAAATAATCTTTGCGTTTGGAGCAGCAGCACGAAGTTGAGCGCAGAACAAAGTTGCACGATCAATTGACGCTTGTGTTGTTTGTGCATACGCAGGGTATGTCACGTACTTGCCCATCTCAGGTAGGTCAAGGTTGTCACCGACAAGTGCAACAACTTCAGGCTGTAAATCTTCTACAAGTTTGATGCAGATATCAAGAGCCTTTTCATCATGCGTTGCTTCTAGCAAACCCTCACGATTACGGTAATACCCAATCTGAATGTCTGGTGGAACTACACAAGTTTTAAAGCCTGTTGATTTCTTCTTAGTTACCTTTGGTGTTGGTAACTTAATAGCAGGCCCTTGTTGTACAACAGGCCATTCAGGACCCGATTCCCATTTAGGTGAGAACTTAAACTGCACACCAGCAAGATCGTGGATTTCCGCTTCACCATCTTCGTTTTTGGTAAGCGATTGATACAAAGATACTCGTTGAATTTGACCAATTTCGTCTACATCAATTCCTTGACGAGCAAATAAATCTGCTAATTTACCGAGTACTTCTTTAGGACTCTGAGGTCCTGCAACTAGTTCTTCTTTAATGGACATCGCAACCACACATCTTTCTACTATGTTTTTCGACCATTCGGAATGTTATGTCATGCCCATGTTTTTTAAGCAAGTCAGTTAACCATTTATATGTATAACCACTAGTTTGAATTGAACGTGGTGATGCATTCTTAACACGTATTTTTTCAAATGCGTCATCAAGTGCTGCTCGTTCTTCTTCGGTCATACCGCTACGAATCTTCTCAACCCCACATTGTTTTAATGGGGGAGAACCTGCTTTAAGTTCATTTAAAAGACTATTTTTTGACATGCTTCTTCTCCAACTTTTGCCGTTCTTTTTGAAGCACGTCTATTACCCTAAACAACTCTTCGGCATCGGTAGGCCCAACAAAGACCTTTCCGAGGTAATAGATAATACGATCAATGTCATGTACTTTCATGCTACCACCCTTTTGGTTTAGGTTGTGTAGCGTATCCTACCTAAGTAGGTGTGTCAACTACCCCTGAAAGGAAGCGACAGCCTCTGGCATATTGTCACCACATACGTAGCGCAAGTGCCAAGGCTCAGAGGGAACGACTTCCCATGAGAAACCAAATTTCTTCACATTGGCAATCAACCAATTAAGGCGTTTTGGTTCTGATGCTGAATGAACGTCAACGGCGATGCCGAGGTTATGCTGGCTCTTACCCGGTGTAGCCAACATCGCCATACCCTTTTTTAGATACCAAGTCTTGCCTTCAAATGTTTTGGTGCTTTGACCTGGAATTGGTTCAAGTTGGTAGCGAGTAAGGAAGCCTTTTTTCTGGGTTTCGTAGTCACGATATGTGTCACCTGCGGAAGTCGGCTTGAGTTCAATCCCTTCAGCCTTTGCAGCAGCGACCATTGCAGCCCATGCTTTTGCTGCAATGTGGTGCAATTTACCGCCACCTACGGCAGGGACAAGGAGGTTTGCTGGTAACTTTCCAGGAGTTACTCCCTTAAGGTCTTTTGGCAATACTACGGGAACAATGTAGTCCCAAGCAACTTTCTTACTCATTTTTTATCTCCATCCTTACCGTCAACTTTGTTGAACACGGCGTTGATTTCTTCAAGACTAAGTTTACCATCGTCAAGAAATGCCCTTGACAAACCTTCTACTACAAATGCAACTCCAGCAATTCCCGCCATGAAGCAGGCTTTCCACAAAGGCACTCCAGCGATTGCTCCTGCGCCAATAACGCCTAATCCTGATGCGGCAAATGTTGCCATAATCCGAAGCATGATGTTTTGAAACTGTTTCATTTCTTTTCCTTATCCATATGCCAGTCAATGTGGGTGTTTAAACGACCAGCCACTGCGTCAATACCATTACGAACCTTACGAAGTTCAACCATTACGTTTGCGTGATCTTGGCGATTTTCTATTCTGAAGTTTTTGAATTCCCTGATAAGAAAACCGACTCCAGTTCCGACTACGGGTATAGCAGCCGCAATGATGATCGCCCAAGCATCGTTCATAAATCACTCAATCTCACCAAATTGTTGACCGTTAACTTTACGGCGCACATGTACTTGACGGTTAATAGGCATTGATTCTCCCTGGGGTGTTTTACTTATGATTGCTCGTATCTTTGTTCCCTCAGTATTTGGGCGAATAAATCCAGCATCATTAGTGTGTGGGTTGATGACAATAGGGTTACCCATTTGATCTTTACCAGCAAATGATCCTTGTTTTTTTTCTGACAAGATTCCAAATTGCCCTTCTTCAGGGTCTGCCCAACGAGCGTCATCCCGGTCAGAGTCAAATGATTTTGCTGTTACAGAATCCCCAGATTTATCTGTAAAGGTTGTGTATGGGTGTGGTGCTTCTTTTTTGCTTTTATCCACTGGAAATATTACGTTCTTACCTTCACTAAGCACTTCCCGTACTCGTGCTGCCGAAGTTAGTTCACTAGCGCTATGTGCGGTGTATACGTTTGGATACGGTTCTTTAGGGGATGGTTTTCCTAAAGGCCCACGCATGTCTTCTTTTGAGTAGTCATTAAAGGTTGCACCAGGCATACCACCAAAATATTTAGGAATATGAATACCAGATGGTTTTTGTACATAATCACCAATAAGTGTTGGTGCGGTTGGAAGCCTTTTGAATGCAGTGTCTGACAATGTGTTGTAACGAAATACTGGATGCAACTCATTTGCCCATGCTTCTTCTGCACCTTGACGTGTTTCATCTCGTAACTGCGCTAGGAACATGTCTGGATGTTCTGTGGCATATTCTGTTCTAATTTTTTGTGCTCTTTGAGGCGCTTCCCCAGACATATGCCCAGAGTCGCTAAGACAGTTAGCACGGCAACCTGGTGTTGAGCATGAACCACAAACATCAGTAACACCAGAGGTACCTGCTGGTGACAGGTTTAGAGAGAACTGAGCAGACAACCTTGCTAGTGGGTTTGGTGAAGTTTGATTCTTTTTAATCTTTGCGTTACTAAACGGGGATGTTAATAAAGTTAGACTTGGAGCAGCCCCACGACTTTTAGCAAACTTAGCCCAATGTCCCCCAGCACGATATGGTGGAATGTTACCTAAATCTTGTTCTGAAACTTGTTCAAGATCACGAAAAAGTGGTGATTCAGCCATTACCTATTTTATCCTTTATTGACCAAAGTCGTTTTCGTCTTTACGACCTTTGCTAACGTGTATTGCTCTGCGGCGAAGATCTGTTTCTTTAATCAAACGACCTTCTTCTTCAGGTCGTGCTGAATCTTTAATTTTTTTATCAAGCATTGGTTTACCCGTAGAGAACGCAGCATCAACAGGATCTTGTGCAGTATTAGTTACAAAAAACTGATCTTGTTGAAGATTGTCTGCTGCCTGTAGGTCACGTTGAACTGAATAACCAGTAGGTTGATAAACATTTACTCCCATGTTTTGTTTTAAGAATGTTTCCAAAACAAAAGGATTACGCCGTTCACGAACTTTTGGTGGTGGTGCAGCCTGAAAAGAACTGTAAAAATTACCAAACCGACCCATAGATAAACTAGGGCTATATTGCCCCATAGGGCCAAGTCCGTATGTCTGGGCTATCCCAGCCCGAAGATCATCAGTTGAAGTTAGAGCATCTGAAGGTGGGCTTTCCCCACCATCAGTTTGACTACCAGCGTCAACACCTGAGTCGCCGCCGACATCCGACATAATCAGTCGTAAACAACCGTTGGGTTTGGTCGGTTCATGTGAGCACCAGTGTTGTACGAGTACTCAAACTTAGGCATGTCATCGCCAGCCATTGCGCCTTCAACGAACTCTGAAAGTACCGATGGGGCTTCAATCCACGATGCTGAACCTACGTGAGCACGTTCACGCATGGTGTCTGCTGCATGCTTGTAGAACATTTCAGGATTGTTCTGGTTCTGACGCATTGGCGATGGTGCAGTGTCCTCATAGGCTCCACGACCAAAGTCGTTTGGAACGTCAGTGTCGGTTGCGACACCTTCTTCAAAGCGAAGAGGTCCTTTGTTTCCTGGGATGCTTGGTGCCAGTGTTCGTTCAAATACAGGAGAATGTTTCTCAGGGAACATAGGCGATGGTGCTACTGTCATGTGTGACTCCTCAATAAATAGGGGTGTTCATAGAATACCATCAATTGAAAAATGGGTTTTCTCCAACTTGGATGGTGGGCATTACATCTTGTACCGTCAAATAACAAGCAATTGCTAAAGAGTCGGGGTAGTCGTCAAATGCTCCTTTTTCATCAGGTGCTTCAGCCAACAGATAAGGACCACGGTAAACCTTCTCAAGATCATTCATTTGTTGATTAAAGCGCTTCCATGAACGGGTACGGCGGGCTTTGGAGTGACCTGGGATCACTAATTGCTCACGTTGAATTAGTTCAGTTAAGTGAACCCAGCGTTCATTTTGTGCTTTTGAATCAGA